AAGTTAGTAGTAAAGGACTCTGGTAGTTATACAGCAGACTCGTTTACTGAGTTAATTTGGATTGTTTTACGACATCGCTTCCATCACCTATGTAATGGTGAAGGATGGCGTGATTGAGGTTGTCCATAGTGGAAACCTCGCAACTGTCACCCGCTCTAGCGAATGAGGGGTGAATTTTTTTAACCTCGCTTTATAAGGAGGAATTATGGTACAATTTCGCGCATCACACACACCCCTAAACTTTGGGGATTTCGAAAAGGCTCTAGGATTTTCCATAGGGTTTGATTCAATGTTTGACCGTTTGCTTGGAGATTCCACGCAACACGTTACAAACAATCAAGGGTTTCCCCCATACAACATCCGAAGAGACGGAGACACCAAGTACTTCATTGAAATGGCCGTTGCTGGTCTTTCAGAAGAGGATCTTGAAGTCGAATTAAAAGAATCCGTTCTTCAAATTCGGTCTAAGCAATCTACAGAAGATGAAGCTAATTATGTTCATCGTGGGATTGCCAAGAGAACATTTGAAAGGGCTTTCACTCTTTCAGATGACATTGTTGTAAAGGGTTGTGATCTAACCAACGGAATGTTAACTGTTGAACTTGAAAAAATAATTCCAGAGGAAAAACAAGCACGTTTAATTCCTATTGGAAATAAGAAAATCAAGTCGATTAACTAATTGACATTCGATGCGCCCATCAGTATTTTATACTGGTGGGCTTTTTTGTTTACTATATATTACAGAAATAAAAAACTTACATTAGGAGAAAAAATGTGTAATAACGAACATTGTAAAAATGAAAATTGTACTTGTGATCCATGTGAATGCACAGAAGAACAATGCTGCAGTGAATAATTATAAAAGGATATAATGCTTACAATTTTGGGAAGTCTATTAGGGTTCGCTGGGTCAGCAGTACCTAGCATAATAGACGCGTTTAAAGAAAAAGAAGATCAAAAATCCAAAGTGGAGATGTTTAAACTCCAGCTGGCGGCGAAAGAAAAAGGCGTTGACTTAGACATAAAGTTAATGGAAACAAAAGCCGCAGTAGAAGAACAAAAATCTCTTATTGAACATGACATAGCACTAGGTAAACAGGGTGGATTTATAAATTCATTACGAGCATTTGTAAGACCATTTATAACTTACGTATTTTTCTTAACATTTATAGGTGTTAAAATTACATTAGTATGGGATACCATTAGCAAGGGTGGAGATTTAAACGCAACCCTTAATGTTATATGGGATGAACAAACCGAAGCATTATTTGCAGCTATCATTAGTTTTTGGTTTGGTTCTCGCGCAATGCCTAAAATAAAACAACTTAACAAATAAAAAATATTATGAGAATATCAAAGAATTTTTGGCTTAGTGAATTGACTAAGAGCCCTACCGCCGAAAGATTTGGAATATCAAACGATCCCTCAAGTGAACATCTAGTTAATCTTACAGTAGTAACACATGAAATTTTACAACCCGTAAGAGAACATTTTGGTGTCATTACGGTGAATAGCGGCTACAGATCGCCCACTTTGAACACTAAAGTCGGCGGGTCCAAAACCTCTCAGCATTGTAATGGTGAAGCAGTTGATTTTGAGCAATTAGGAACAGCTAATCCAGAAGTTGCAAAATGGATTACCAAAAATTTAGATTGGGATCAAATCATATTAGAGTTTTATAAAAAAGGTGAACCAAATTCAGGGTGGATACATTGTTCATACAAAAAAGACGGAACGAATCGAAAGAAGATAACAACAGCGTTGGTAGTAAATGGAAAAACCACTTACAAAAACGGTTTTGTTATTTAGTCGAATTTATTATTAAAATTTATTTACAATTCCTCTTCACGGTGGGCGCATTTATGGGTCGCTCATGGGTTGACAAACACATAAAAGTGTGTTATAATAGATTAGATGAAATTAATAGTGATTATGATAAACAAACCCGCAATTATTGGTATCCTAAAAAATAAATGTCCAAATTTTATACTAGTGTAGTATGTCTTGGTAATTATATTTTCGAAAGAGGAATCGAAAATGGATTTCCTTTTGATGACAAGCACGAATTTAAACCCACTTTATACATTCCTACCACAACTAAAACTGATTGGCGAACTCTTGAAGATGAGCCAGTAGGCCCGGTTCAATGGGGAACTATCAAAGAAACCCGCGAAGCAATGAAGAAGTATGAAGGTGTGCAGAATATGCAGATCTACGGTCATACTAATTACAATTATTCTTATATTGCGGAAACATATCCCAATCAAGTAGATTATAATTTTGAACACCTCAAGATAATGTTTCTTGATATTGAAGTTGGTTCAGAACATGGTTTTCCAAATCCCGAAAACGCTCAAGAAGAAGTCACCGCAATTACAACCAAAATAGGTGATGATATTCAAGTTTGGGGTTGTTCTGAATTCAAGAATGGTCAAGAGAATATCACATATAACAAATGTGGAGATGAGCGACAACTATTAGAACAGTTTGTCATGTATTGGCAACAGAATTGTCCTCATGTAATTACTGGTTGGAATACCAAAACATTTGATACTCCATATTTGGTCAACAGAATTCGAAGTGTTTTAAGTGAAACATGGGTCAAGAAACTCTCGCCGTGGGGATTTGTCAAAGAACAGAAAATATTCGGAATGGGGGGTCGAGAAGTACAGACATACGAAATATATGGTGTGTCTGAAATTGATTATCTAGATGCCTATAAGAAATTCACTTATACAAATCAAGAATCTTATAGGTTAGATCATATCGCCTATGTTGAATTGGGGGAAAATAAATTAGATTATTCTGAAGTAAATTCATTACACGAATTGTATAAAACAGATTATCAAAAGTTTATTGAATACAATATTCAAGATGTACTGTTAGTTGATCGCCTTGAAAAGAAGATGAAACTTTTAGAGATGATTATTTCTCTAGCATATTTGTCAAAGTGTAATTTTACTGATGTATTTGCACAGACAAGAATGTGGGATTGTATTATTTACAATCATCTCTTGAAAGAAAAAGTTGTAATTCCACAAAAGAGCAAACAACGTAAAGGTGATATGTATGAGGGGGCTTATGTTAAAGCACCTCAGACGGGTATGCACAAATGGATTGTTAGTTTTGACTTGAACAGTCTATATCCACATTTGATCATGCAGTACAACATTTCCCCAGAAACTATTCTAGGATCATGGAAAGATGACATTGGTGTAGATGGTCTTGTAAATAGGGAATTTGATACAAGTACGTGGAAACAGAAGGACATAACAGTTACACCGAATGGATCAGTTTATCGAAGAGATAAGCAGGGGTTTCTTCCTAAATTAATGGAAAGTATGTATAATGATAGAGTTACATACAAGAAGTTGATGATAGAAGAACAGAAAAAGGGAAGAAACTCAGATCCAAATAAATTATCACAATATTACAACTATCAACAAAATTTAAAGATCGCACTCAACTCTGCATACGGTGCAATGGGGAATCAATGGTTTCGTTATTATGATGAACGTAATGCGGAAGCTGTTACAGCAGCAGGTCAGTTATCAATTCAATGGGCTGAAAATGCGGTGAATAGTTACTTAAACACTACATTGGGTACTGTGAATAAGGATTATATTGTTGCTATGGATACTGATTCTTTATATGTTTGTCTTGGTGATCTTGTTTCTAAAGTTGGTATTACCGATAAAGAAAAAATCGTTGGATTCTTGGACAAGGCCTGTGGAAGAATAGAAGGAGTCATTGAGAAGGCATATAAAGAATTATCTGAGTATGTAAATGCCTATCAACAAAAGATGGTCATGAAACGTGAAGTGATTGCTGATACAGGAATTTGGACGGCAAAGAAACATTATATTCTGAACGTTCATGATTCTGAGGGTGTTCGATACGAAGAACCCAAACTAAAAATTGTGGGCATTGAAGCAATTAAAAGTTCTACTCCGGAAGCATGTAGAGATTCATTGAAAGCCATTTTCAATATTATTATTTCAGGTACAGAAGATGATGTGATCAGTTATATTGAGACATTTAAAGATACATTTTTTACTTTAGATATGGAAAAGGTAGCATTTCCAAGATCAGTTAATGGACTTAAAAAGTATAAAGATCCTTCCGCAATTTATAAGAAGGGTACTCCAATTCACGTAAAAGGTTCGTTAATTTATAATCACATGCTCAGGTCACAAAAACTAACAAGAAAATATCCCATCATAAAAGAAGGTGAAAAGGTTAAGTTTGCTTATCTTAAAGATCCGAATCCAGCAGGTGACAAAGTAATTTCTATATTAAATAGCTTACCTAAAGAATTTCAATTAGAGAAATATATAGATTATGATACACAATTTGAGAAAGCATTTGTAGAGCCATTGAAAGGTGTATTAGATGTAATTGGATGGGATACTGAACGGCGTTCAAGTCTTGACAATTTTTTTATATAGTGTATAATAGGAGTAGATATGGCAGGAAGTATAATGGTACGATATGCAAAGAAGACCTACAAACAAATGAATAAAGAGCGTTCAGGGTCTCATGCACAAATGAAAGTATTAAATCATTCGGTAGACATTGATCCGGATTCAATTAGTTATATGACTTTTGATAATATGAAGGACGCGAATAAGTTTGCTACTAGACAACAAGAACTAGGGTATCATATTATTGAGGTAAGAGATGACTACAAAAGATCGTGATTATAGAAGTTGGATCGATGAGGAATTACAAAATCTTCTCGATGGTTATCGATTCCAAAGAGATAATGTTGTGGAGACTTATACTGAACGGGCAGAGTTGAATGTAGAAATACAGTTAATTAAACAAGAATTTATTAATAGAGGTAAGGGTGAGTGATTATTTAGATAATTTATTAAAAGCTACTGGTAATGAATTCGCAACAAAAGTTTCGGATGGAATTGAAGCAGGCGATGTATCTACATATGTAGATACAGGAAGTTATATTTTAAACGCATTAGTTTCAGGAGATATTTATGGAGGAATCCCTTCTAATAAGATTACAGCATTGGCAGGAGAAACTGCAACTGGAAAAACATTCTTTGCATTGGGTATGGTCAAACAGTTTCTTACAGATAATCCTAGCGGTGGTGTTCTTTATTTTGAGTCTGAATCTGCTCTCACTAAAGACATGATTGAAGAGAGGGGGATTGATTCAAAACGAATGATAATTCTCCCTGTCACCACAATTCAAGAATTTACACACCAAGCGGTTAAAATAGTAGAAAATCATACAGAAGATAAACCGATAATGATGGTCTTAGATTCTCTTGGAATGTTATCAACAACAAAAGAAGTTACTGACATTACCGAAGGTAAAGAGACTAAAGACATGACAAGAGCACAACTTGTCAAGGGATGTTTCAGAGTCTTAACACTCAAGTTAGGTAAAGCTGGAATTCCTCTACTTGTAACTAATCATACATACAAACAGATGGGTACAATGTTTCCAACTGATGTAATGGGTGGCGGTAGTGGTTTACAGTATGCTGCTTCAACTATTATATTTCTTTCCAAGAGAAAAGAAAAAGTAGGAACTGATGTCGTAGGAAATGTAATTCATTGTAAAAATTTCAAATCTAGATTGACTAAAGAAAATAAAAAAATTGATGTTCTCTTAAGATATGATCAAGGTTTGAATAGGTATTATGGACTCATTGAGTTAGCAGAGGACGCAGGAATCTTTACCAAAGTATCTACAAGATATGAAATGCCAGATGGTTCTAAGGTGTTTGGTAAGGCAATTTTAAATGATCCCGAAAAGTATTTTACACAAGAAATCCTTGATAAGCTAAATGATCATGCCAAGAAAGTTTTTCTTTATGGTGGATTTGATGAAGAAAGTGAGGTAACAGATGCCAAAGAAAAGTGAATTTTTTAAAGAGGGTAATAAATCTGATACGGATTTAAGGACTACATTAAATGATCCATACTTTGAAACAGGAGAAGACCCCTACAAAGAATGTTCAAATCCAAATGATCCAGATGATAAATCATTATGTATAATAATTCAAGATGCATCACCTTTTGATGGTGCAGTAGTTAGATATACATCATTTAAATTAGTAGAACAAGAATTGACCGGCGATGATATAGCTTGTCAATATGAATATGATATTGAAGTACCACCACATGATCTAGGACATAAAATTACTAACAAAGAAGGTAAGGAATTTGAAAAGAAACTAGGGGAGTGGATAATAGAAATAATACAAAAACAAATGGACAAACATGCAGCAGCGGATAGAGACAATAATATTAAAGAATCTATTACACAATGAAGAATATTCTAGAAAAGTATTACCATTTTTAAATAAAGATTATTTTTTAGAACATACAGATAAATTATTATATCAGCAAGTAGACCTATTCATCAACAAGTATAATAATTTGCCCACTAAAGAGGCGTTAGTTATTGAGTTAGATAATACTTCATTGAAGGATGAAGAATTTGAAAACGTAACAGAATTATTAACCCATTTGGAGGGGCAAAAAGATGAAAAATCAGATATTCAATGGTTATTGGAAACAACAGAAAAATTCTGTCAAGACAAAGCAATATACAATGCCGTTGTCCACTCAATTAAAATATTGGATGAACCCGAAAAATCTAAGTCTGACAAAGGTGCTATTCCTGAGTTGCTTACCGATGCTCTTTCTGTTAGTTTTGATCCTCATGTCGGCCATGATTACCTTTTGGATTCTGATGATCGTTATGCATTTTATCATAGGGTTGAAAAGAAAATCCCCTTTGATCTTGACTTCTTCAATAAAATAACACAA